GTGGCAGATGTCGCCGCCGCGGAGCTCGAATGCGATCCCGTTCTTCTCGAGAAACGGGCTGGTGGTGACCGGCTGGCCGGATCGGTTATAAACTCGCATTACCCGTACACGTGGAACACGTAGTATTCCTGATCGGTAGCGGTCTCGACGCCCGAGATCGACGCCGGATACTGTGTGCGGATGTCGAAGGTCGTGTTGCCGGTCGGTTTGGCGCCCGTCATGTACTGGTAGGTGTTGCCGTAGGAGTTCACCACCGGCGCCCAATTCGACGTGCCGTTCGGCGCTGCCGACAGGGTCACCGTGAAGTTGCCCGCGGAATTGCGAACGACGCTGGTCACCCCCGAGCTTGCCTGCACGGTGACAACACCGGCAGTCACGGTGAAGTAGCCCCATGCTTTCACCCCCACTGCCGAAGCTGCCCGGTCTGCATAGGCCGTGGTGGCAACGGTGGTGTTGTTCGTACCGGCACTCTGGGTGGTCGCGGTGACCGACGACGCGATCGTGCCACCCGAGGTCAAGTTCGAGGCATTGGTGGCCGTCCCGACGCTCAGGGAGGCCTGGCTCGCCCAGCTCGGCGCCCCGGTGCCGCCCGAGGTCAGCACATAGCCCGCGGTGCCTGCAGCCAGCATTGCTGTGGTGCCGGTGGCGCTCTGGTAGGGAATTTGCCCCCCTCCCCCGCCGGCCAGGTGCGTCGCGGTGGTCGCGCTGGTGGCCGAGGTTGCGGCAGTGGCAGTAGCGGCATTGCCGCTGATGTTGATGCCCCATGTGCCGCTAGCCCCGGTGCCGGTCAGGGTCGGCGCATAGGTGTTGTAGTTGCTCGAGTGGATCAGGGTGGCCGCAGACGCACCGAACGACCAGCCGCCGATCTTCAGCACGTTGTCGGTGTCCAGACCCAGGTAGATGCCATAGGGCGTTGCCGTGCGGTTGAACGAAATGATGGCCGGGCCCGTGGTGTCCGAGAAAGCGCTGAGGCCTGCCTTGTCGACGCCGATCGAGGCAATGCCGGCGGTCCCGTTCTGGCGGAACCGGCTGACGTTGCCGGCCGTCGTGGTCTGGGTGATGGCGGTCAGGTACATACCGTTGCTGACCGTCGCCGCGTTGCCACTGATCGAGATACCCCACGTCCCCGAGGCGCCGCCACCGATCAGTGTGGGCGCGTAGGTGCCAATGTTGCCGGTGCTGATGGCATCGGCGAGGCCCGAGGCGGCCACCGTGGTCGGCTTGCCCGTGATGTTCGCCCAGGCAGGGGTGAGTGCGGTCGTGCTGACGGCAGTCACAAGGCCCTTGGCATTGACGGTGATGACAGGAATGAGCGTCCCGCTGCCGAAGCTGCCCACGTTGGCATTGACGGTCGCGAGGGTGCCCGCGATGGCGACATTGGCTGTGCCATCGAAGCTCACGGTGCCGGTCATGTCGCCCGTGATGCCGATGTTGCGGGCCGTCTGTAGGGCGCTGGCCGTGCCCGCGTTGCCCGAAATCGCAATGGCATAGACTGCCGCAAGAGCGGCCCAGGTCGTGCCGTTGAACTTCTCCCAGCGGCTATTGGCAGAGCTGAAACCCACAGCACCGGTGGGGATGTTCAAGGCGGTCGTCGCGTCCAGTGCCTTCGCGAGCTCCGCGATCAGGTCACGAATCTCCGACAGGGTTGCCGCATAGAGGTCCGTGGTGACGGGTTTGTTGAAATCTGCACTCATTAGTAGCCCCTAATGACGTAACTGACGGTCCCCGAAATCCGGGTACCTGAACTGTTGAAAAGGAGAACCTTCATGGACAGCGGATAAGGCGTATCCACGAAGTCATAAACGACAGTGATTGGTGTCGTCCCCTGCGGTGTGATCGTGATGGCGTCCACGTCCACGAATTCTTTGATGCCGCCCGAAGTGCGGTCGTCCGTGATGTAGAGGACGGTGCCGCCGACATCGGTGGACACGCAGCTCAACATGCCGCTGATGGTTTTCAGCTTCGAGTCCAGGCGCACGTTGATCGCCTTCAGGCGGTCGAGCGCGGTCGGGTCGGCACCGGTCACGGTGATGCGGTACTTCAGGTAGCTGAAGCTCGTTGCATAGACCTGGAACTGGTTGGTGAAGGTCTGCACCCCGGTCGTGAAGCCGGAGTCCTGCGCCACCGTGATGTCGCACTGCACCGTACAAGTGCCAGAAACCGCGACAAACGTCGGTGCCACGGTGATGCGGTTTGCGGCCAGCAGCGCACCGTAGTCGATGACTTCCTCGTAATACGCCGAGCCCGGGGTCGGCTGGGCAAAGATCGGGTAGCCGGCGTTGATCTGGTCCTGCGGCGTGGCCCAGCCGTTGTTGACGAAGTGGTCGCTGAAGGACTCGGTTGTGTTGATCGGCATCAGATAGCTGCCGTCAATGTCCTGCAGCATGTTGTGCTTCGTGCCGGTGAACAGCGAGTCCGCGCTGATCTTCAGCACGTAGTCGGGCGGCTGGTTGACGTTCGCGGTGGCTGACGAGGGCGTACCATAGTTGTCTGCCGAGTCGATTGCGGCAACCCAATACATATAGGTGCCCGAGGCAGTCTCGAAGATCGACGTGAAGCCACCTGACTTCGTGCCGATGGGCTCGGCATCATTCCAGGTCGGACCGCCGCGGCGGATTTCGTAGGTCTTGGTGGGCAGCGTGCCCGCAACCTGCTGCCAGTAGAGCAGCACGTTGTTGTCGATCACCTGGAATGTCACCTGCGTCGGTGGCGCCGCGGATACGGTCGCAGACGAAGTACCGATAGCACCCAGATTCCCCTTCTGGTCGTAAGCTCCGATGAAGAAGTTGCGAATGCCCAGCCACTTCGCCACAAACGACAGCGTGGTGGCTTTCACCCGGCCGAGGGACGTGCCTGAGCTCCAGTCGGCGCCGTAGCGAATCTCGTAATCTTCGATCGGCAGGGACGCCGCTGGAACATCCCAGGTCAGAACACAGTTCTCTGCCGAGAATGAAGCGTGCATCGAGGGTGCTGCCGGCGCGGCGATGGGCACGAAGGCATTGCCCGCGACGATGCTCTGGTTGCCTGCCGAGTCGATGGCGATGATCCAGAAGTCCCGGTTACCGATCCAGTCCACCGGAATCTTGAGGCTCGTGCCCTTCTGCCTGGCAATGTAGGTGCCGAGCGTGTATGTCGTGCCATAACGGATCTCGTACTCGGCAATCGACAGCGAGCCGGGAGCCGGCGTCCAGAACAGAGCCAGGTCCGTCCCGCTCAGGGCGGATGTAACCGCCGGTGCGCTGGGCGGCAGGATGTTCACCACCACGGATCCCGCGGTGCCGACGTTGTTGCCGGTGTCGATCGGCGCAGCCCAATAGGTGCGCGAGCCGCCGAAGTCGACCGAGCGGGTCCAGACGTTGCCGGTGACCACGGCAACCGGCGTGCCGGCAGCCCAGGAAGTCCCGTACCGAATGTCATAGCCCTTGATGGGCAGGGAGCCGAGAACCCCGGTGATTTCGATCTTCAGGGCGTCCGCGGAGATCGTGTAGGAGAGCGATGGCACCCCGGGCGGCGCCACACTGATCGAGGCATTGCCGGTGTCGTCACCCGGGTTGTCAATGACATCCTTCGCCCGGATGAAGAACTGGCGGGTGCTACCGAAGTCAACGGCTGCCGAATAGCTCAGACCTGCCACTGTTGCCACGGGCACGCCCGTGGCCCAGGAAGATCCGTACCGGATCTCGTATTCCTTGATGGGCAGGGATGCTGTCGGTGCTGTCCAGGTCAGCTTGTAGGTCTGCCCATCCACTGCACCTATCACCGAGACCGCACCCGGGACGGCGATGTTCAGGACGGTCGTGCCCCAGGCACCGGCATTGCCGGCGATGTCCACGGCGCGTACCTCGATGGTCTTATTGCCCGACCAGCTTGCCGGGAACTTGAACGTGGTGGCGCTAACCTGCTTCAGCGTCACTGCATTGACGCCAGCATCGGTCAGGCGCAGCTCATAATAGTCGATTAGGAAGTCAGCGTTGACTGATGTCCACGTCACGACGACATCGCCGGCAGAAATCACGGCCGCGGGCGCCGGTGTCGGCGGGTTGGCGATCGAATGGCTGACCGTCGTTTCGTTGGAGCTGTAGTTGCCCGACGTGTCGAATGCCTTCACGTGGTACGTGTACGGGCCGGCGGCGCGGGGCTTGTCCTTCCAGTTGGTCGCGAGTCCGATGAACAGTCGGTTGGCATCGTCGACGCCGAAATTGCTGTCCAGACGCAGTTCATACCCGGCCAGGTCGATGTCGGTCACGGCATCCCAGCGCACGAACAGGTCGGTGGACTGGTTGGAGACCGAGAGGCCGGTCACGTCGCTGGGAGGTGCCTGCTTCCCGAGAACGGTATGGGTGATGGTCGGCGCCGAGGACTCAACGGCCAGCGTGCCCACAAGGTTTCGGCCCACCACCTTGAACACCACCACGTCGCCGTCACTGGCCTCAATCGAGGCACGGTCAAATGCGCCAGAATCGACCACATAGAAAGGCGCCCCGTTGACCGAGCACAGCACCTTGGAGTCGCGGTAGGCAAAATCGGGGTTGGTGAAGTAGACCGTCACCCGGGTCCGCAGCAGGCCAGCGGACAGTACAAGGTACTCCTTCACCGAGTCAATCACCGACTGCTGACAGACCGTGCTCAAGGCGGAATAATTCGGCGTCGGGATGACGTTCCCCGAGGGGTCGTAGACGCTGGCGTTGTACTCGATGGCAGTGATGTCACGGCGGTAGTCGTGACTACCGGAAATACTCTTGACGCGAAACGGCTTCTTGACCTTGTTGACCTCGCCATACATCCAGTTCTGAAGCCGCGTCGGCGCGGAGCTGAAGGCACTGGTGACCGTCACGGTGGAGCTGGTGGCGTTGTCGTTGACGACATCGTGCTCCTCGAGCACATCGGTATCCCACAGGGAATAGATGGATCCGATCACCACACCGCTCGCGTCAGGCACGATGACACCGTAGTTACCACTGCCGGCATCGTAGACCTGCTCGACTTCGAGGTCGCTCGTCCCGATCTTAATGCGCTTCACCTTCAAGGAAGCATCAAAACTGCCCAGAACGATGCCATTGCCCGTGACCGAGAGCACGGTGCCCGTGTAGCGCTGGACCGCGTCGAACATCACCAGGAGCTTGTAGTTCTTGCCCGTTTCGCGGGCGACCGGAATGTCCAGGTTGATCACGGTGGACGTGCTACCGGCCGCCAGACGGCCGCCATAACCCCACTGCGGCATGTCGTGCTGCACGAGAATCAAACTTCCGACCGTGCAGGCCAGGGCATCGAGCGGCGCCCCGAACTCCACCGTCTGCAGGATGTAACGGTTCAGGTTGAGCTGCAGCGTGCCTTCGGCAGCCGCCCGCTCCTTCTCGACACAGCCGATGAGATTGATCGACGCGGTGACTGGCTGGCTGCCATTGATCAGACCGTTGGGGTCGTAGACCTTCAGGCTCTTTTGCTTGTACCCGTCGTTCTTGTCATAGTAGGTGACCTCAATCTCATTGGCACGGCCGGTGGTGGGCAGCCAGGTCTCCTTGAAGGAGCCCTGAATGATGTTGCCCATCGTGAACATCTGCACCGGATCATCGGGTCGCTCGATGGCAACCGAGAAGCGCGTTCCCACCTGGATCTGTTGGGCCCGACCCATGCGGTACACCGCCTGCAGTCCATCCCAGATGGTCGTTTGGGAGTCAAAAATGCCGTTGAATTCGAACCCGTTGTCGGCACAGAACTGTGCCCAATCCTTGTAGGCAGACAGGTCGAATCGAGACAGTGGCCGACCGCCGCCGAAGCGCTTGTTGGTCAGAATATCAACGACGATCCAGGCAGGATTGGCAGATGCCTGGGAGGTCCAAATCCCTGCGTCTGCGTCCCAGACGCGAAGCACCCGCCCGTGGTTTAGGTAGGTGACCTTTGGAATGCCATTGAGCTGGGCACTCAGGGGAATCTTGATCGCAACGCAGGCCGTGTGCTTGTGTGCCACGGCATCGAGCTCGATCTCGTTGATATCCGTGACGTAGGCATTGTCGATGAAGGAATCGGTCTGATTCTGCGGGCTAACACGTTTGATGCGGATGTCGTAGACATCGTTGTCGAGCACGTCCGATTCGAAGGACCGGCGCACGGTCGAGCGCGATGCCTCGGTAATTTCGATGCCATTGGTGTAGATCGGGTCATGCTCGACGTGGCCGACCAGTTGCCCATAGGGCGAGTACAGCAGGTCGCCATTACGAACCTCGCCTCCAGTGGGGACATAGGGCGTTAGCGTGAGAATGTCGCCGGATCCATGCGGGTCGAAGTTGTAGATGCCAGTCCAAACATAGCGGTCGGTGTAGCCTGAGACAATCTTGGTATTTTTGAGGTCCGTCCAGACGCTATCGGTGTGCTTCTTGTACTGGACGATGAAATCGACCGAGGATGCAACGATATTGCCAGCGATGTCCACATAGCACAGCCCATTCGGGAAGCTGATGTCGATGCGGAACTTATCGACGCCCTTCGTGGTGGTGTAGTTGATCCAAGTCGCGTTCACCACGTTGAGGTTGACCGGAATCGGCGTGATGGCATTCTGGAACCAGGGAATCGGATCCTGGTCGGGTAGACCAAGGTTGATCAGACACTCGGCATCCTTATAATTGGCGATGGGCTGATCGTTGATTTCGATGTCGGTGATGGCCGAAATCGGACCCTCGCCGGCATTGAACAGCATGTAGAGGGTCTGGTTGTTGCCATTGTTGATGGTGTACGTGCCGATCGAATTGCCGCCCTGGCGGAACGTGCCATAGGACACGGGCACTGGCACGCCTTCAGCGGAAATATTCTTCGGGCCATCCGCACCGTAAGTCGCGGTCGAGTTGCCGGAAGTGTTCTGCGGCTGCTCGGGCTGTTTCGGCTTGGGCGGCGGCAGAAGCGCGTTGATCAGCATGCCGCCGACAATGGAAATGCCTGCCGATACAATGGCACCACCGATAGCGGCACTCGTGCCAAGAGCTGCACCCATCGCGGCGCCATAGGCGGCCGCTGCGCCGGCGGTGATGATGGAGAGCGCAATGATGGCAACGATTCGGAGGACGCTCTTGCCACCACTGTCGTCCCCGCCACCATAGGGCACAGCGCAGACCACGACGTTGTCACCCTGCAAGAGCCGGGTGTGCTCGAATTCCTCGGGCATGAAGGTCTTGCCGTTCACCGAAACGACGTAATCGCCAGTGATGACGTTGGCCGGGAAATAGTCGTCCAGGGTCTTTTCGGGTGACCACTCCATGACCTCGTAGACCCGATCACGCGGGTCGAACGGGTTCAACAGCCGGATGACATTGATCTGGCTATCAACCAACATAGCGGTACGAGCCTTTGATTCGGTGTTTCCAGTCATCGAGGCGCTCTTTGACCACGCCCCCGGACTTTTCCCAGGTGTGGGCAAACCACATCGAGTCGAGGACGTAGCCGCAGTGTGCGAACGTGCCGGCCTGGATAAGCAGCGCGGTGCCCGGTTTGCAGGGCGCCTGCTGCCAGTGGGAAAGCCCAAGGGCGAACATCGCGAGGATCCGCGGGGCGTCCGTGGGCGAGAGGTAATCGGGAATCACCGTACCGTCACGACGCATGAGCTCGCGCAGTAGACCATAGCAGTCGTAGGTGTCGGGGCCGCGACCGCCGTACTGGAATGGCACCCCGATCAGGTCGCTGACATTAGCCATAGCGCACCATCTGGGTGTCGATGCCGGGGAAAGCGCCGAAGTTGCGCTCGTTCGAATGGGCGCGGCAGCCATTGGCGCCGTTCAGGGTCAGGTCGCAGGTCGCCAGGCCACCTGAGTAAGCACAGGTGTCGGGATCCTTGTAGCGCCACTGACAGTAGTCGTGGGTCTGCCGGCGTCGCGGGAAGGTGTACGACAGTGCGTTCTCCGCACCAAGGGTGAATTGCGCGATGTATTCTTGTGCCTGGGCTGCGGTCACCTGAAAGTATTCGGCGACCTCGGGCGGTTGGTCGAGCGCCCCGGAATTCACCACGTAGACGGTGACGTTGAAGCCGACTCCGCCGCCATATTCCTGCATGCGGGCCTGCACGGCGCGACTCATGTCCTTGACCGACAAGCTGATCTGACTCTGGGAGCCGGCGTCGGACTTCAGCTCGATGTCGAAGGCACCCCGGGAGTACGTCACCCCGTTGAAGTCCACGTCCTCGTTGTTGCGGGCGATGTTGAGCACTTCGACGATGACGCCGGAGGACGGGTCCACAACTTCGATGTCGAGCAGGACCAGCCAGGGCGTGTTCGACCCGATGCTGTTCTTCTCGATGACGGATGCGACGGAAAGGGAGGGCATCCCGCCATTGTAAATCAGTCAACGCTGACTTATCAACTAAAGCTAGGCTTCCTGCACTTCAATGTCCACATCCCAGCGCTGGAGCTCGCCGCGACCGACGTACTTGTAGATGGGCGCCTTGGTGTACCGGACTTGGTAGGTATTGTTGTCCTGGTCATTCGTCCAGTCGAAAATGACCGCCCCGACATTGCCTGAAAAGTGGCTTTCAATCAATGCCTTATCGGAGTTCGGGATGAACGAAAAGCCGAATTTCCAAGTGCGTCGCGGTGCCCGTGTGAAGCGCCGGCGCGCGATCTGGTAGCCGCCATCCATCTCGTAGCGAATGGTCGGATCTTCCTGCTCTACGCCGTACTTGGCAGAGTCCTGGCCTTCGGAGAGTTCGGGGAATGCGCTCATATCGTCCTCTAGGCGGCAACGGCGGATTTCACGCCGTCACGAAATGGACCCGGAGTGTTGACGCCCTTCAGGACCACGTCGAGAATCATGCGTTCGCCATCGAACCGGCTGCTCTGCTGCGCGGTAACAGGCGTCGAGGTCTGGTTGATGATGTTCAACTGAATGTTGGGCGCCCCACCGCCCTGCATGGTCACCGGGATGGACCGGCCATCAGGCAGCGGCACATAGGCTTCAGGACGCGAGCCCTCCCCGAACACCGACATCTGCGGCCGGTTGGCGATGCCGCCATCGGCATACATCCTCAATGGCACGCGACCGTACTCGGACATGATGCCGCCATCGGCGAAGTTCATGAAGCTACCAATATCCCCGAACCCGCTACCAACGGTAGTGTCGGACATCGTTGAACCGCTGTTGAAATACTTGCCGATCGCCTCAATGCCCATGTCGATGGCACCGTTCAAAGGCTTGGCGATACGCTGCTGAAGCTGAATCTTCAGCAGGTCGGTCAGAATGGACTCGACTAGGCTGCCGAACTCGAGCTTGCCCGTCTTGACCATCTTGACGATCACGTCCACCACCCCATTCGCCCAGGACGTGCTTGCCTGTTGCATCTCCTGGGTGGTGTTTTGCCACTCCCGGGCGAGCTTCTGCATGGGCGTTTCGGTCTCGCGGAGCATCTGCATTTCGCGGGCGTGCATTTGCTCCGCGAAGGTCATGCGCGCGATGGCAGACTGCTTCTCGGCATCCTCGGTGCCGGCGAGCGCCCGCAGCCGCGCTTCCTGAATAGCGGTCAGGTTGCGGGTTTCGATGTCGTAGAGCGCCCGAGTCCGCTGCCGAGTGTCGTCGATCAGGTTGGCATTAATGGTCTGGGTCTGCTGGGCTGCCTTCTGTACCTCCGGCGCCAGGTCAACCGCGGCCTGTTGGGCGAGAAATTGCTTCTTCCATGCCTCATAGTCTAGGCCAGTCTCTTTGATCTTCACCAGCATCGCTTGGAAAAGGCTCGAGTCCTTTTCGATGTCGGCAATCACCTTCTTCGCGCTGGCAAGTGCGGTACCGTCCTTCACATCCCCAAGGGGGTTGCGAATCACGTCGATAGCGGACTGGTAGGCAGGATCATTCTTCGTGGTCTCCAGCATCTTCTGCCGGAGCTTCAGCGCGTCGTCGATGAGCTTGTTCTGAGTCTTTAGGTCGATCAGAAGCTGAAGGTCTTTCTCCTCCGGCTTGATGACCTTGTTCTTGTCGTTCGGATCCTGGTAGTCGTATGCCTTGCCCTTGGCGGCGGCATGCACTTCGGCATCG